GCACCCGGTGCGGATCGGCGCATACGGCTACTACGACGCGGCGGAGCTGGGGCAGTACATCGAGGCCCTGGCGGCCATCAAGGAGAGCATTGTGGGCCTGTACGTGAAGAAGACGGGCCGGGACAAGGACGAGGTGACCGCCTGGATGGATGCCACCAGCTGGTGGACGGCGGCCGCGGCCAAGGAAAACGGGTTTGTGGACGAGCTGGTGGACGAGGAGGACGCCGTGGTGGAGAACCGGGGCGGGACCCTGTTCGTGAACAGCGTGAGCATGCACATCCCCTTCGACCAGGCCCCGGCCGGGTGGCGGGACAAGTGCCAGAAGCACAGCGACCCGCCGGGGGGAGCGGGACCGACTACCGGACAGAGCAGCCAGGCGGGACAGTCCGCCGGGGGCTTTGTAAATCAAGGCGGCCATGAAAAGGAGGAAAACGACATGGCAGACGAAATCAAGACCACAAACGACCTGCGGAGGGCCTACCCCGCGCTGGTCAGCGAGATCGAGGAGGCGGCGGCCAAGGACGCCAGGGAGCAGGAGCGGCAGCGCATTCAGGACATCGAGGAAATGAGCCTGCCCGGCAGCGAGGCCATGACCACCGAGGCCAAGTTCACCAAGCCCATGAGCGCGGCGGACTACGCCAAGGCGGTGGTAAAGAACGCCAAGCAGCAGGGCGCGGCCTATCTGGCGGACGCGGCCAAGGACGCGGCCGGCAGCGGCATGAGCGGCGTGGAGGGCGAGCCGGGCGGCGGCGAGAAGCCCGACGAGTTCCTGGACGCGCTGAAGGCCATGGGCAAGAAGCAGCAGTAAGAAAGGAGCGAGGACGATATGAGCATGGATTTGGCGAAGAAGACCTTTTCCACCCAGCCCGACTACCTGATCGCGGGCACCGCGGAGATCGTGACGGCCACCAAGGAGGTGGGCAGCGCGGCCCTGAAGCGGGGCGCCCCGGTGGTGCTGGGCGAGGACGGAAAGCTGGCCGCCGTGAAGGTCAGCGGCAGCGGGACCTATACCGTGGACACCACCGGCCTGTACGGCATTCTGGCGGAGGACGCGGACACCGGCGAGGAGGGCATTGTGTACCTGTCCGGCGAGTTCTTCGCGGACGCGCTGGTGCTGCCCGAGCACGCCACCGTGGCGGACGTGGAAATCCCGCTGCGGAACCTGGGCATTTTCTTGAAGTGAGGAGGACGAGAGCATGGCTAACGAAGTGAATATCTATACCCCCCGATACCTGGCCGAGGTGGTGCGGCAGGCGCCCCCGGTGCATACCTTTTTCCGGGACACCTTCTTCACCAACATCAAGACCTTTGCCACCGAGCGGGTGGACATCGACCTGGTGAAGGGAGACCGGCGGATGGCGGCCTTCGTCCACCCCCGGGTGGGCGGCAAGGTGCTGAAGGCCAACGGCTACACCACCGAGAGCTACAAGCCCCCGCTGGTGAACCCCTACGACGTGACCACCGCCGACCAGCTGCTGACCCGGCTGCCCGGCGAGGACCTTTACAGCGGCATGACCCCCGCACAGCGGGCGGCGCAGAAGCTGATGGAGGAGTACGCCACCCTGAACGACGCCACAACTCGACGGGAGGAGTGGATGGCGGTGCAGGCCATCATGACCGGCTCCATCCCCGTGGTGGGCGAGGGCGTGAACGAGGTGATCGACTTCGGCTTCGCCAACAAGGTGACGCTCTCCGGCGACAACAAGTGGGACGGCAGCAAGGCGGACATCCAGGGCAACCTGGGCGACTGGGTGGACAAGGTGCTCCACGGCGGATTTGCCAACGTGGACATGGCCATCCTGGGCAAGGCGGCCAAGAAGCACCTGTTCAACGACGCCACCATCCAGAAAATGCTGGACAACCGGCGCATGAACATGGGCGAGCTGGCCCCCAGGGACCTGCCCAACGGCGTGCGCTACCTGGGACGCCTGACCGACCCCAGCCTGGAGCTTTACAGCTACGGCGAGGTGTATTACGACGACTGGACCGACCCGGAGGAGCCGGCGACCAAGCCCCTGGTGCCGGACAACCAGGTGGTGCTGATCAGCTCCCGACCCAACTACATGCTGGCCTACGGCCTGTGCACCTACATCGACGACGCCAGCCAGATGTGGGTGACGGCGCAGACCAGCCGCCTGCTGCGCAGCTATGTGGAGCACCACCCCGACCGGCGCATGGTGGAGCTGCAGACCCACCCCCTGCCCATCCCCGACAAGGTGGACAGCTGGCTGGTGGCCACGGTCTGCTAAAGAGAAGCGCGGAGGCGTGCGAAGCAGCCCGGATGGACCGGAGCGAGGGCGAGCGCAGGGCCGCCGGCGGCGGCCCGGAGACCAGCCCGAGGCGGAGGGAAGCCGGGCGTCGCGCAGCCGCCGCAGCGTGACAACCCAACGAGAGAGCCGCGCCCTTTCCTGCCGGGGAGGGCGGCGGCTCTTTCCATACCACGGACAGGAGGCGGTGCGCATGGCGCTGTTTGAGCTGGACCAGGAGTTTGGGACCGGACCGGAGGAGGAATGGAAGCCGCCCACCTTCAAGGACTGCGCGGCGGCGGACATCGACCTGGCCTTTTTCCAGGAGAACGAGCATGCGGAATGGCACACGGTAGACGGGAAGAAGGCCCTGATCATCCTGGAGAGCGAGCAGCTGAAGGAGCGCGCCGCCCACTGGGAGGCCGGAGCGAAGCAGAACTTCGACACGGGCCTGTACACGAGCCAGACGGTGCTCTATATCCGGGCGGCGGACTACGGCCCCAAGCCCAAGGTGGGCAAGCACCTGGTGCTGGACAAGGGGACGAAGACGCGGACCTTCAGCATTCTGACCTGTGAGGATCAGGCGGGGGTGTACCGCATGACCATGGAGAGGACGCGGCAATGAAGCAGAGCACCATCACCTACAACAAGGACAACCTGACCATCACCATTGAGGGGATGGACGAGGTGGAAAAGGCCCTGGAGGACCTGAAGCGCAAGACGCCGGCGGCGGCCAAGGTGGCCATCAACGCCACGGCGCGGGAAGCCCGGAAGCTGATGATCGCCCAGGCCAAGGCTAGGTACGCGGTGAACGCAAAGGGAGCGCAGCACCTGAAGGACCTGAAGACCTCGGGCAAGAAGGGACACAACGCCACGAACACCAACCTGGAGGCCGTGCTGTTCATCGCAAAGCCGAGGGCGGACCTGGCCTACTTCCAGCACCGGCCCACGCAGAGCTTTTCCGGGCGGGCTGTGCTGCACAACGCGCCGGAGTACGTGCAGGCCCGCATTCTGAAATCCTCGTCCATGCGGAAGCTGGGGGCGGAGGACATCGAGGTGCGGGGGCGCTCCATCGGGCCGGGCAGCAAGGGCTTTCTGGTGGAGTTCAGCAACGGCCACGTGGGCATGGTGCAGCGGCAGCTGGGGTCCAGCTCCAGCCACCGGACCACGGCCAAGGGACGGCCGCGCTGGACCAACCGCAGCGGACAGGTGGAGAAGCTGATCACCATGGGCGCGCCGTCGGCGGCGGGCATGCACAGCACGGTGTGGCCCCTGGTGGCGGAGGACGTGGTGGACTACCTGCTGGAGCGGCTGGAGGAGCAGATCGAGAAGGTGACCGCCCGGGCCAAGGCGAGGAAGGGGTAAGACATGAAGGACTACCGAAGCGCGGTGGAAGCGGCCGGGATCGGCCGGACGCCGCAGCTGTGCCAGGACGCGCTGGTGGAAATGCTGGAGGAGCTGTTCCAGGGCAAGAAGTACACCGGCCAGGAGGGGCGCAAGCCCCTGAAGGTCTACAAGCAGGATCTGCCGGTGCCGGAGAGCAACGACGAGGACGTGGACACGGACGCGGCGGCGGCCCCGTACATCGTGGCGCGGATGTCCGGCGGCACGGTCAAGAACGACGACGGGCCGCAGGAGGTGGAGTTCTCGCTGATCATCTGCGCCTATGACGAGGGGCTGGAGCGGGACGGCTACCAGGACGTGGCCAACATCAAGGAGGACATCATCCAGAGGCTGTGCACGAGGCCCTATTTCGGCGGGTGCTTCACGGTGCTGAAGCCAATCGCGTGGGCCATGCAGAACGACGACACCCACCCCTACTACTTCGGCGCGTGCAACCTGACGTGCACGGCCCCGGCCATGACCCAGGACACGGAATTGGAGGAACTGGTATGAGCAGAAAGACGGAGACGGAAGCGGAGACCACGGCCCAGGCCGCGGAGGAGGCCGCCCAGGCGGAGAAGACCGAAGCCCGGAAGTCCCGGGCGCGGAGGGCGCAGGTCTATTGCGGACCCACGGTGCGGGGCGTGGCCAAGCAGTACACGGTGTATGCCGGGGAGCTGCCGGAGGAGCTGACGGCCTTTATCCAGAAGCACCCCGAGGCGGGGGCGCTGGTGGTGCCGGTGGAGCGGTTCGCGGAGACCCGGCGGAAGCTGGAGAAGCCCGGAACGGCGGAGGCCATCCTGTGCCGGAAGATCAAGTCCATTTCGTAAGGAGGAAGAGAACGTATGGCATATAAACACGGCGTATATACCAGCGAGGTGGCCACCAGTCTGGTGGCGCCCATCGAGGGCACGGCGGGCCTGATGGTAGTTGTGGGCACAGCCCCGGTGAACATGCTGGCGGACCCGGCGGGGGCGGTGAACAGGCCCCTGCTGGTGCACAGCTACAAGGAAGCGGTGGAGGCGGTGGGCTATGTAGCCGACTTCGCCAAGTACACCCTGTGCGAGGCCATCAGCGCGGCCTTCAGCGTGGTGAGCGTGGCGCCTATGGTGCTGATCAACGTGCTGGACCCGGCCAAGCACACCACAGCCATTGAGGACACGTCCCTACAGATCAACGACGGCGTGGCCGTGCTGGAGAAGGTGGGGGCGCTGCTGGACAGGTTGGTGGTGAAGGCGGACGGGACCACCGACCTGACGGCGGGCGAGGACTACACCACCAGCTGGAACGAGGACGGGACGCTGAACATCGTGCTCCTGCCCGAGGGGGCGGGCAAGAGTGCCACCAGCCTGACCGTGAGCGGGAGCCAGCTGGACCCAAGCAAGGTGAAGGCGTCCGACATCGTGGGCGGCGTGGACGTGTCCAGCGGGAAGGAGACCGGCCTGGAGGTGGTCCGGCAGGTGTACCCCCTGCTGGGCATGACCCCGGGTATTCTGGTGGCACCCCGGTACAGCATGGACGCCACGGTGGCGGCCGCCCTTCAGGCCAAGACCAAGGACATCAACAGCGTGTACAAGGCGGTGTGCGTGGTGGACATCAAGAGCGACACCGGCGGCGCGACCCGGTACACCGACGTGAAGACCACCAAGGAGGCCCAGGCGGTGAGCGACCCCAACGCCTACGGGGTGTGGCTCTATGGCAAGGTGGGCGAGGTGGTTTACAGCGGCTCCATCCTGGCGGCGGCCCTGACGGCCTACACGGACGCGGTGAACGACGACACCCCCAACGTCAGCCCCAGCAACAAGACCATCGCCATCTCGGCGGCCTGCCTGCCGGACGGCACGGAGGTGGTGCTGGATCAGGAGCAGGCCAACGTGGTGAACAGCTACGGCGTGGCCACCTGGCTGAACATGAACGGCTTCCGCCTGTGGGGCAACAACACCGCAGCCTACCCTGGGAACACCGACCCCAAGGACCGGTGGTTCAGTGTGCGGCGCTTTTTGAACTGGGCGGCAAACAGCTTCATCCTCACCTACTTCCAGAAGGTGGACAGCCCGGCCAACAAGCGGCTGATCGAGGCCATCGTGGACAGCGAGAACGTGCGGGGCAACGGCTTTGTGGCCCGGGGCGTGTGCGCCCGGTACGAGATCACCTACAACGAGGACGAGAACACCACCACGGACCTGCTGGACGGGAAGATCACCTTCCACCAGTACATCACCCCGTTTACGCCGGCGGAGGACATCGAGGACATCATCGAGTTTGATCCCAACGCCCTGTCCGAGGCACTGAGCTAACAAGGGAGGGAAGGCGACATGATTTCTAACAACTACATCCCGGAGAAGATCAACGACTACAACGCCTATCTGGACGGCACGAAGATGATCGGCGTGGCGGCCTCGGTGACACTGCCGGAGGTCAACATGAAGAGCAGCACCGTGTCCGGCGTGGGCGTGAGCGGTGAGATCGACAGCCCCACCATCGGCCAGTTCGAGAGCATGGAGCAGGAGATCCAGTTCAACACCCTGTACAGCTCCGCCATGGACATGCTCTCCCCCCTGTCCACGGTGAACCTGACCTTCCGGGCGGCCCAGCAGGTGTACGACAAGACCGGAGGCTACAACTTCAAGGGCCTGCGGGTGGTAGAGATGGGCCGGGTGAAGAAGTTCAACCCCGGCAAGATCGAGAAGGGCGAGGCCATGGAGGCCACCGTCACGCTGGAGCTGACCGCCATTAAGGTGGAGGTGGACGGTGTGGTGCTGCTGGAGGTGGACAAGCTCAATGGCGTGTACAAGGTCAACGGCGTGGACATGCTGGCGGGCGTGAACGAGCTGATCTGACCCCACACAAGGCGCACGGCCCACCGGCCATCTTCTGGTGGGTCGTGCTTTTTATCATTCAGACAACCGTGCGAAAGGAGATTATCACCATGGCAGAGGAAATCAGGAGAAACCAGACGGAGGAGCAGGCGGGCGCCCGGGAGGAGACCGAGAAGAAAATCGCGGTGAAGCTGGAGAAGCCCTATGTGTTCGAGAACACAGAGTACCAGGAGATCGACCTGACGGGGCTTGAAAAGCTGACCATCCAGGACGCCATTGACGCTCAGCGGCAGCTGTTCGGAGAGCAGGAGGTGGCGGCGGCGGTGCTGTGCGAGACCACCACGGCCTTTGCCCGGACCATGGCCACCAAGGCCACGGAGCTGCCGGTGGAGTTTTTCAAGCTCATGCCCCGGGGCGTGATGAAGCGGGTGGCGGCCGCCGTGCGGGGCTATCTGAACGTGGAGGCCGTCACGGAGCACCACGTGATGAAGCTGGAGAAGCCCAGGGACTACAAGGGCAAGGTGTACCAGGAGATCGACCTGAACGCCATCGCGGACCTGAACAGCCTGAACGAGAGCGAGGCGGAAAACCGGCTGGCCCGGGAGGGCTTTGTGGTGACGGAGAACGCCACCAACTA